GCGGGATGGGATCATAATTTATTTAACTCTGTAATGGGAACAGGGTTAGGAAAGGCTCTTTATACTAATGGTACTTTTATAGAAGGAGCGTATGACACAAGCGGATACGGAAATGTAACAAGTTTTGATTCTGATGGGTTTACTGTTGGACTTACCGCAGGAAATAACTACGCTTATAACTACGGTTCAGGAACAAAATATCTTGCATGGAATTGGAAAGCAGGAGGCACAGCATCCTCCAACGGTGACGGCTCTATCACCAGTTCAGTAAGTGCTAATCCTACAGCAGGTTTTAGCATTGTTAGTTATACCGGAAACTCGACAGCAGGAGCAACTGTAGGTCATGGGTTATCCCAAGCACCTGATTTGGTTATTACAAAAGAAAGGACAAATGCAGACTCTTGGTTAGTGTTTCATAAATCTTTGGGAAATACAAAAGCAGCATTTTTGGATGTGAACGTGGTGCCGGGAACTCATACAACTTATTGGAACAATACATCACCATCCTCAACAGTAGTAACTTTAGGTTCTGATAACAAAGGAAACGGCTCTGGGACAATGATTATGTATTGCTTTCATTCAGTAGACGGCTACAGCAAGGTCGATAGTTACACAGGCAATGGATCAACAGATGGCACGTTTGTTTACACTGGGTTTCGTCCTGCTTTTTTATTAATTAAACGAACTGATGCCACTGGCGTTTGGCCTATGTTTGATAATAAACGCGTAGGATATAACTGGGATAATAGGCAACTTCGTGCTAATGAAGCCACAGCAGAAGAAACATCCAACACTTTTATTGATATTTTATCCAATGGATTTAAATGTAAAAATACCGCGGCTGACAAAAACGCATCTGGTGGCACTTACATCTATTTGGCTTTTGCCGAATCACCATTCAAATATTCAAACGCGAGGTAATTATGTGGTATAGCGAAACAATAGGGACAATCAAGACGCCTCGTGCTTTAACGGTCGATGGCATACAGCATCCTGCTAATATATTTACAGCATGGAGCAAAGTAGAACTAGCAGGAATAGGTTTTTATCCTGCCCGTGTTGAGTCTGTAGACAGCAGATACTATGACACTGGTTCAGAAACATACGAGTTAGTTGATGGAGAGTATGTAATCTCTTACGCGACTACTGAAAAAGATGTTGAACTCTTAAAAGAAGACCTTATTAAAAAAGTTCAGGCAAACACAGGTGCGTTGCTTGCTCCTTCTGATTGGAGAGTTATCAGGTCTATCGACAGTGAAACTGCTATGTCTTCTGAATGGACTACATACCGTAACGAAGTACGCGCTCATGGTAACAGTCTTGAGTCAGGCATTGAAGCGTTTGCTTCTGTAGATGCTGTTCGTAACTTTCAAAACCATGAAGTTCAAGAAGAGCGAAGAGTTGAAGATTCTGAGGAAACTGAAACAATTAATCGTACAGTAGATAAAACATATTGGGGATGGCCTGAATCACCTGATGCGGAGGCTGATCCTTTACACGTTAGGTATATTTAATGGCCTTAATTAATATAGACAATGTAGGTCAGGTTGGAATAGTAAAGGAAAAAAGTTCTTGGAACCTGCCTCCTAACGTCTGGTCTGATGGTAACAATATAAAGACAGAAGAAGGATCAATTAAAAAGTGTCCGGGTTACTCAGAGGTTATGGCTACTTGTCCTATTGCTCCATTCTTTATTACACAGATAACTCTTGGTAATCCAGAGTTTTGGGTTGTTGGCGGTCTTGCGGCTATATACGCTTATGATAACACAGGTTCATCGACAACTCTTAATGGAAATATTAACTCTTCAGTAACAACTATAACAGTTACAAGCACTACAGGGTTTGAGTCTGTAGGAACTATTACTATAGGTACTGAAAACGTAACCTATACAGGTAAAACATCTACTACGTTTACTGGTTGCACTAGAGGTGCTGACAGTACATCAGCGGCCTCTCATACTAATGGAGACACCGTAACTAGGTCATCTAAATGGTATAACATTACTAGGTCTAGTGGCGCATACAATGCTACTGCTGATGAAAACTGGACTGCTACCATTATTGGTGGCGTTCTTGTTATGACTAACAACTTTGATGATCCTCAGTATTGGGCGTTAACAGATGGCAAGCCATTGTCTAGTCAACTTATGCAAGACTTAACTAACTGGCCTAGCCTTACTTTATTAAACGGCGCTATTAATGATTCTGTTACAACTATTACGGTTGACAGTACAGCAGACTTTCCTAGCGCAGGTCAAATAACTATAGGCTCAGAAAAGGTTACTTATTCTGGTGTAACTACTACAACATTTACAGGATGCGTTAGAGGAGCAAACGGAACTGCGGCGGCATCTCATTCAGATAATGCTGAAGTAGTTATAGATACAAAATGTAAGTCTTTAAGAGCGTTTAGATCGTTTTTAATAGCACTTAATATAACTAAGGATGGCGTTAACTTTCCTAGAGTTGTTAAATGGAGCACAGAATCTGCTACTCAAACTCTTCCTACATCATGGAACGAAACAAGTAGCACTGTAGACGCAGGTGAATATGAACTTGCAGATACTAAAGGAGATATCTTAGACGGATTACAATTAAGAGATTCCTTTATGATATATAAAGAAGATGCTGTGTATTCTATGACGTTTGTAGGTACACCATTTATATTTGCGTTTAGACAGTTATCTCCTACGATTGGTGCTATATCTAAGAACTGTGTTGCAGAGTTTGATGGCGGTCATGCTATCTTTGGTAAAGGTAACTTCTATATTAATGATGGGCAAAGGATTAAACCAATCCTTCCAATGAAACTTAAAGAGTATGTGTTTCAGTCTATTGATGGACAGCAGACTAATAAATGTTTTGTTGTGGCTGACTACGGAAGAACAGAAATACTATTTTGTTTTACTGCTGACGGTGCATCTACTGAACAACCTAATAAAGCGGTAGTATGGAATTATATTACTAACACTTTTACAATTAGGGATTTACCTGACGTTGCTCACATTGGTTATGGAAACGTAGGAAACCCTGTTAGAGCAACTACTTGGGCAACAACTACTGGATCATGGGCAGAGGCTACTGGCCCTTGGACTATGAGTTACGACCTTCAGGATAAGGTTCTTTTATTTTCTGTCCCTAGCACTGTTGTAGGCACACCTAAGTTATATAGAGATAACTCTGGAAACAAAGAAGACACCACTGATATGAACTCTTTTATAGAAAGAAGTGGGCTTACGTTAAATGAACAAGGAACTCCAGACCAACACTCTGTAAAAAGAATTAGTGCTATATATCCTAAGATGTCTATTAGTGCTGACAATGCAATTAATGTGTACCTTGGTACTTCTATGTCTACTGAAGAAGGTATTACATGGAATGCGCCTACTACATTTAATCCTAATACCCAGTCTAAAGTATCTGTAAGAGGTACTGGTAAGTTATACGCTGTTAAGTTTGAGTCTACTACTGACATGGATTGGGAGTTAGACGGCTATGCTATTGACGTTAAGAATGTTGGAACCAGAGGATCAAGGTCTTATTAATGCCAACTTATATTGATAGAGTACAAAAAAGTGTTACGCTATATGAACCCGGCCCTTTACCTGAAAACGTAGAAGACCTTGGTATATACCTTGTAACAGAGTTAAAACGTCTTGGAGGAATTCTTTACAATCAGGCTACATTTAGATTAGAAAGAATACATGAGGAGCCACAACGTCCTAGAGCAGGTGACATTAGATATGCTGATGGAACTGATTGGAATCCAGGCAGTGGTGAAGGCGTATACTTATTTAATGGAACAGCATGGACAAAACTTTAATATCTGAGCCAGTACCTATACCTAAAGATAGACCTATACTTCTTATTGTTGACCCTAACGATATAGATTACATATGGGAAGATGTGGAACCTTTAATTGATATAGCATTAAGTTATTCTAACGGAGAACTTCTTTCTCAAGACGTTAGAAGAATGGTTATGACAGAACAACAAACCTTATGGGTAGGGTTAAAAGATGGTGAGATATTCTGTGCAGGTACTACAGAAATTGTTACATACCCAAGGAAAAAATTATTAAGAGTGATTACATTTGCTACCAAGAATGGTCACGACTACGAGTATTGGAAAAGTTTTGAAGAAGTTATTGAAGGATTTGCAATAAGAAGAGAGTGTTCTGCTTTAGAAGC